CCCGATGACCCGGGCGCGGTTGGCCAGCATCTGGCCGTAAGTGGTAGCATTCAGGTCGCCCCAGTCCTCAGTGCCTGCGGTCAGGGCGGAGGTGTCGTAGGTCACAGAACTGTCGCCCAGTGTGGCGGATTTCACCACGCCCACCAGTGCACCGGAAGCTGCAGCCTGCGCAGGCGTTGCGCTGCTTTCAGCAAAGGTGCGCAGCTGCAGGGTCACGTAATGTGCCACATACAGCCCCACGGCGTAGTGCCAGCTGTACAGCCATTTGTCCGGCTGTACGCTGACATTGGCCATGCGCACGATCTCATTCAGCAGAGCATCCGGCAGGTGACACTTGCCGTCGGCATTGCAGAACTGCGGATATTCTTCCTTGAACTGCTCAGCGGTGTAATTTCCGACGCTGCCGCCGAGGTTCGCCGCCTGCTGGCGGACTCCACCAAACTGTGCACCGTAGATCATGCCGTTCTCCTTACTCTGCCGCAGCAGGCTCTGCGGGCTTCTCCTCAGCCTTGGCCCTGCGGGTCTTTACCGGCTTTTCAGCTGCAGCCTGAATGTCCTTATCGCGGTGTTCGGTGGCAACGATCTTACCATCGGCCGCCAGTGCCTTAAAATAGGCCGTCTCCGCGGCCCAGTCGGGGACGGTGGCAAAACCATCCTTTTTCAGCACGACCGGTGCAACACCGGGTGCAGGGCTGGGAATGATGATGTTGCGCTTTGCGAGGATGAACATGATGCTTCTCCTTTCTCAGATGCCGTCCACGTACAGAATGGAGGTGGGGTAGAACAGCTGCACCTCGGAAATGTTTGCCATGTATGCAGTATCATAGCAGACATTGGTCACGTTAGGAGCAGTCATGATGCGGCTCATAGGCACCAGTTCGTCCATCTTGATGTAACGGGGCTTGTTCACGTAACCCACCATGCGGTCGGTCTTGCCGGTACCTGCGCCCTTACACCAGCGGCAGCCGCCGATGAACAACTCACCACCATTCTTGACAGCGGCGTTGTTCTTCATCAGGAAGTCGTAGATGGTCTCGGATGCCAGATCGGACACCATGGTGGTCAGGATGTAGTTGTACTGCTCATAAGGCAGCAGGATGTGGTTGGGGATGGCATCGGTGTCATACTCGCAGGAAGCCCACACAGCGCTCAGCAGGTCGTTCACGTCCTTCAGGATCTGCTGCGGGGTCTTATCCTTCCACTTGGTAGAGGAGGAGTCCGCACCATTGCTGGCAGCAGTGGTCTCGGTGACATTGGGGTTGTTCATCAGGCCGGTGGTGCCGTAGTCCTCGAAGCCGGTGTAGACGTTGGCATCCATGTGCTTGTCGTAGGTCAGGCGGATGCCGTCCTGCAGCAGCTGATCAAGGCTGCGGCCGATGAGGTTGGAGCGCTGCATGTCCACGAAGTTCACGCGCAGAGCCGCGCTGAACAGGTGCGCCTTGTATGCGCCCTTGGCAACGTTGGCCTGAATGATGGGCGTGCCGTTGGCACCGCCTGCACCCACAGCACCGGAGCCGGAGCCGCCGGTGATGCCGTAGGCCACGTTCATGGCGGTGACGTAGTCCACCCAGCCGCCGCCGGTCTGGATGGGGATATCGCGGGCATAGGTGACGCTGGTGAGGGGCTTGCGGATCAGCGGGTCACGCTTTTCCAGCTCACTGGTCAGGAATGCGCCACCAGACGCAATGCCTGCTGCGTCCATGGTAAAAGAAGAGCCGGACGGCGCAACACCGCCCAGCTTCGGGGTAAACACACCGGCATCGAAATTGCCGACATTCTGGAAATCTGCCATATTCTGTTCCTCCTGTTACACGTTCTGACGGGTGAGAATGACCAGCTCGGCCACGCCGTTTGCGTCTGCAGAGCCGCCCCACTGGCAACCGGTCAGCTTTACGGTGTTGGCGCTGGTGCTGTCTGCCTCGGCCTCAAAGCCGCCCACGACAGCATTGGGGAGCGAAGTGTTCTTGATGATGCGCACGTACACTGCGCCGCCGCGCTTCGGGGTGCCCTTCTGGCACAGCACGTTGATGCTGCCGCGCTGGAACACGCTGCCAGCATCGCCGGTGGTGTATGTGCCGGTGTTCTGGTCAGTGTAAGACAGGGCAGAGCGCATCTCGCGGCCTGCCACGCCCGCAAACCTGTCTGCGGTAACGCCGGAGCCCTGCATCAGGACAACGGCACCATTTGCATCATACATCAGAGCCATGCCGAAGGGCAGGGGCTCTTTTTCGCCCACAGGGCGAGTTACAACGATCATGTCGGGCTGGCGTGCGTAGGAACCGGCAAAGCCGTGCTCCATCTCCGCGCCGATGATCTGCGGATTGAGCTGAGAAAGTGCCATACGATCAAGCCTCCTTATGCTTGTGCGGGTTGAATGCGTCATACGCGGCCTGCGATTCTTCACAGACTGCTTCGTAGCTGGTGCGGCCGGAACGGTGGGCAGCCTGTGCTGCGCTGTCCTGTGCGGCCTTGGTGATGCCTGCCAGCAGGCCGTCCACGCCGTCATCCTTGCCGGGGTCAGCGTCGGCGGGCGGCTGTACAGGCTCCTGTGCCTTCTGCGACAGCGCCTTTACCAGCGTGGTCACGGCGTTCAGGATAGCATCCAGCTGGGCATCAATACTGTTGCCTGCGGGCTTTTCTGCCGGTGCAGGCGGGACACTGTCCTCTGCGGGGGCAGTTTCGGCCACAGGGGGCTGTGCGTCTTTTGCGGGTTCAGCTTCCGGCGCAGATGCGGGTGCGGCTTCCGGCGCGGCAGTCACAACAGCGGCGGGGTTCTTTTCGGATTCGTTCATTGCAGTTCCTTTCTCCGCCGGTGCGGCGGCACTGTCCTGAATGGCAACCAGATGCCCTGCGCGCCCTCTGGGCACGATCGCAACATGGTTTCCTCGGATATTAGTCTGGCGGTATCCCGTGCCATCCGGCGTGTAGCAGCACCGGTAGCCGCAGGACACCTCCCGCGTCACGCCGTTTTCCACATCAGAGATCAGGCCGGGATCCTTCAGGTGAAGGTCAGCGACAAGATAATCGCCCTCCCGGTGAACATTCTCTGCGTGGCCCTTGGCGTAAAGGGCGTGATTTTCCGGCATCAGGCGTTCAGGAGGATGATTCTGGGTTACATCCTTACCCTCGAAACTGGCAACTGCTGCCGGGTCGAACACATCTTCAGGGCGGCGCTGCACCTGCACAAGGCGGTCAGGATCGCCGTCAAGGCCCAGTTCCCCGGCAAAGTATTCCTGCTGGCCGATGCGCGCAATGGGCACGTCATGGCAGATGAGGAAGCCCTCCGGGGTCTTGGTCATGTGTTCGCTGATTTTACTGCCGTAATAGGCAATCAAGGGGCATCACCTCCGAAAAATGGGTATAAAAAAACACGGTGCTGTCTGCATCGTGTTCGTTTCAGGTTTGGCGGTCACGGTAAGCGCTCACCCAGCCCTGATATTTTTCATCCCCGGCCAGCTTGTGCCGCTGGAAGGTGGCAAAGGTCTTGGGTACCTCGTCGCCCAGGGCGGTGCGGTAGCGTTCCCACTGCCGGTACTGAGCAAGCCACTTGGCACGGCCCTGTTCTTTGTCGCGGTAGGCTTTGATCTGTGCTTCGGTGCGCGGGTCGCGGCTGTAGGGGTTCGTCTTGGGGCTGGAAAAGCGCCTGATACGCTCAAGCTCTTCCGGCGTTCGTCCTGCCGGTGTCCACGGGCGGAGACTGTGCAGGCAGTTGGGGTGGATGTTCAGCCAGCTGTTGGAAAGATCATCCGGCCCAGCGGGGTCCATCTTGCCGAAGGCGTCTGAAAGCGGCGGGAAGTCCGGGTCTTTTCCGCTGCGGCTGTACACCCGGCCCTCGTAGGGAGCGCACAGGGCACAGGTGGTGCCGTGGGCGCTGATCTGGTATAGATCCTGTTCCGGGTCAGCGGTTATCACAGACAAGATCTCTGCCTGCCGCGAGGTGGAGCGGGAGACCATTGTTGCATAGGTGTGCAGGCTCCAGTTCCGGCCTGCTTTGTCAGTGAAGGCTGTCACGCCTTCCCGGCGCAGAGCGTCCACAAAGGCGGGCACGCTCTGGTTGATGCCACGCCCTGCAGCCTGCTGTTCGGCTACCTGTTCCAGCCCAACGCGCCGGTAAATGTCCGGTTCCGTGCGGCCCAGCAGGGCACTCTGCAGGCCTGCCAGCACAGTGCTGTGGGCATCGGTCAGCTGGCCCATGAGGTTCATGGTCAGCCGCTGCACAATGTCCGTCTGGGTGCTGGTGAGGGTCTTAGCATTGAGATACCCGGCCCGATGCTTTTCTACCGTCTCGCCGGGCACAGCTCTGGCATCCGGGCGGCGCACATAGAACTGCGCTTCCACAAGGCGCGGTACATACTCCCAGTCCTGCGTTTCAAGCTGGCGGAGAATGGCCTGCACCCGTTCCAGAGCAGCCACAGCGTGATAATCCACAAGGCCTTGACTGCGCAGACGGCCGATCTCGTTGATGATATCTGTTTCGGCACGCAGGTACAGCCGGATGAGCCGTTCCAGTTCCCGGTCAGGGGATGCACGGGCAAGGGTGGGCATAGGCTTCCTCCTGAAAATGGGCAAAAGAAAAGCGCCGGACTTTCGTCTGACGCTTGTACTGTTAAATTAAATGCAGGGCACTGTTTCCTTGATCGTTTTGAGGAAAGCAGCGGCCTTTTTCATCATGCTGTTTTCCTGCAAAAACTCAATGCCTTTCTGCGTAATGCGAAGGTCAATGACTTTGACGCTGACAGCGGAGCCGATCGACGCAGGGAAAACAAGCCCTACAATATAGCCTTCTTCTGTCAGGCTGCGCATGATGTTGAACCAGTACCCCACGGGGATATGAAGAACATCCGCTGAAATGCAGTCCATATCAGGCCGTTCGCCAGCTTTGAAGCAGGCGTAGAGATATGAAAGAATGCGATATGCAAGAACAAAGTAATCATCCTTGGCCATAGGTCAATTCTCCTCAAGGTCTAGCCCATCGTCGCCCGGAGTAAGCCCGTCCGGGGCAACTTCATCGAAGTATTCGATAAGTTCTTTCATGCTTGCATCCGGGTGCTTTTGTGCATACTCAAGCATCTCGTCCTCAACCTGATATCCTGCCGGTGCATTCAAAAGCCAAAGCAAATTATTTTCGTCCTCATAGGACATCTCGACATCAGAGGCAGGTTCATAGTGCTCACGAACATACTGCACCCATACAGATTCCTGCTTGCTCATTTTTTCCTCCTGTTCGTGATTGGAATGCGCCGTTCAACGCTCAGTCCACCAAAGCCATCTGCAGTAACGTGGTACTGATAATTGGCATCCCGAATAATGACCTTTTCACCAGCCAGAAGCCCCGGGTACTGCGTGTTCAACACACCGGTGAGCCTTGCATAGGTCTTGGGCTTGAGCTGAATTTTGCTCTCGCTCCTCTGCGGAGACGGTGCGTACTTGGTTTTCTCTATTTTACCGCTCCCGCCGCCGCTTGTAAAGCGTCCGTCGGAGGGGTCGTGGCGGGAGTTGAAATCGAATACCGAGGTGTCCGCAGTAGGAACCTCCATTCCGGTCAGATTTTCTGTCAGCCCCGCCAGCGGGTCGCGCATGGCGGTCACGTCCTGATAAGTCTTGCCCGCATTAGCGGCAATGGCTTCATCGGTGATACTGCCGAACATGCCGGTCTCATCGCTCAGGCGGCGCAGCTCCTGCTGTGCAGCGGGCACATCCAGCAAGCCGGACTGAAACGCACTAACGATGCTGTCAGCCTTGATTTTGGCAATGTCGGCGGTCTCTTTTGCGGTTGGTGTCCACAGCGGCGGGAAGCTGAGGTCTGCATCT